TCCGCCCAACAAGTCGTTTATTTCTGCAAACGTAAATCCTAAATTTGATAATTCTGGTCCAAAGCTTCTTTGTAGAGTTTGATTAATTCCTATCATTGCTTTTGAACCAGACGTTGCACTACCTCCTAACTGCTGTAGTACATCACCATTCTTTTTGTACATGGCCACTAGTTCGTCCATGGTTAGATATAAGCTCGATGCCTGTGTCCTTAATCCGGCTAGGCTACCATTAAGTCCTGCACCGGTCCCACTTATCGCTTGGTATATATCAAGATTTTTTTCCTGATACTTCATGACTTTTTCGAGTAAGCCGGCATATATTCCAAGTACGGGTATATCCTTAAATGCTTTGAAAAAATCACTTGCTTTGCTCGAACCTTCCATCAATTCTTCAGCAAAGTTAGCCAAGTTACCTGCAGTCTGGACAGCAGAGGCACCTAGATCTAATAAGAAACCGCCCATTAGAGATCCTTTCTTAGCAACTCCTCCTAACATATCAGCGGCCGCGGCCGCGCCGCCTCCTGTCTTGCCCATGGAATCTGCTACTTTATCAAGTGCGTCGGTGTTAACATCGGCTTTTTTAGCCATAGCTCTTAGCACAGCCGAGTCTTGTTTAGCAATGGCTAACATTTCAGCCAGCGTAGTTTCAGTAGCCGCGTTGATTAACTCGACATTTTCATTCCCGATTGTACCTTTAACATTTTTAGCCATTGATTAAAATTCCCTGATTATATTGGTAGATAAATATCATACTAGTTTATCTATCTATTTATCGGAGTTTAAAAATGTCAGAAAATGCACCAAAAATCAATCCGCTGATGGGCATCATGCGTCAGCCAAAAATCTATATAACACTTCCTAGCCAGGGAAAGTATTATCCTGAAGGATGTCTCGATCCAACAGTTAACGGAGAATATCCGGTATACTCAATGACTGCTAGAGATGAGATTATACTAAAAACTCCTGATGCTCTGATGAACGGACAAGGTGTTGCTGATGTTATACAAAGCTGTATTCCCAATATCAAAGATGCATGGTCAGTTCCTGCGATAGATTTAGATGTAATACTCGTAGCTATCAGGCTTGCTACATACGGTGATAAAATGACGTTGACTATTAATCACGAGACCATGGATGACCCGATGGAGTACGAAACTAGTCTCCAAGAAATATTAGAAAAATTGCAGTCAAATACCACTTGGGACGATCGACTAGAGATTCGTCCTGATCTAGTAGTTTATATCAAACCAATTGACTATAAAACTCAAACATACACCCAACTTACAGAGTTTGAAACTAAGCGGTTAATGAATGTAATTCGAGATGAGTCGTTAGATGAAGAAACTAAGTTAGCTCAGTTTAAAAAATCTTTTGAAAAAATGACAGCAAGGACTTTGGATGTTATTGTTAAATCCGTACATAGAATTGAAAGTTCTAGTGGAACTGTAACAGATCCGGAATTTTTAGATGAGTTCATGAGAAACTGCGATAGAGAAGTTTTTGATAAAATTAAAAAGCGTATTGCAGAACTAGGTGATAATAATCAGCTCAAGCCATTAAGGATCGCCAGCACAGAAGAGATGTTGGCTAAAGGTGCTCCTGAATTTATAGAAGTTCCATTTAGCTTTGATACAGCAAATTTTTTCGGATGAGGCTTCTATCACTTAGCTACGAAGAAATTTTAGAGCTAGCTAAAGAAATGGATCGAGAGATAGAAGCCTTGAAAGAAGAGATCTACAGATGTAGTTGGTTTATGCGCGGCGGCGTAACTGCGGAAAATATCTTTTCAGCTGATGTTCGAGATATTGAAATACTACAAAAAATTATCAAACAGAACTTAGAAACTACCAAAGAAAGCGGACTAGCTTTCTTTTAATAGTCCGCTGAGTAATTTACTCACCCATATTTTTAATGGGCAGTCCTTTAATGTTTGGCTCCGGAGCAGTTACATCTTGTTGTCCAGCGGCTTTGTTAAAGTCTATCGTGTTATCAGCAGGTACTTCTGCATCTGCTTGATTCTGTGCTGGAGGAAGTCCAGCATTTTTTCTAATAGAATCTAATTGTTGCTCTGCTGAATCAAGTGATTGTTTTGCATAATCGATCACACCCTGACGACGATCTGGTCTAACTACATTTACAGTCTGCATTGCGTTGTCAATTGCTTGACGTCCTTGAGGAGCACCAACCTTTTGTTTGTTAGTAGCAGTAGCATTTGTAGTGTTTACGTTGTTTTGCGGATCTGTTTCGTTGCTTGTTGGAGCGGCCGCATTTCTAACTGCGGCTGGAGTATCTGCAGTCGGTTCGGCTTGTCCTGCTTCTGGGCTAGCTGGACGTACAACATCAGTTGGATCAGCCTGAGCGGCTTGGGGTGCCTGTTGCACTTGAGCGCCAGCATGTTGCTGTGTTGCGGCTTTGATTGCGTTAGCAACTACCTTCATATCCAACGGATCGTTTGGAGCTTCTACTAACATGTTTAAAATATTACGGATACTTTCTTGAGCAGTCGGAGCAACTGCGGCTGGACTTGTACCAGTCACACCAGGATTTCTTACATTAGACCATACAGCAGGTTTTTGTTCCGGAGCGGGTTCTGCTTGAGAAGCTGGCTCTTCATCCGATTGCGGAGTTGGAGGTGTAATGTCGTCGTCTGCTGGCTCGTCAACTTGTACGGATTTAGCGATTACTTGTTTAGCATTATCTAACGGATAACCTTGCTTTTTCAAATAAGCAATCAAACTTGCTTCCGTAGGTTGCTCACCTGTTTGCCCTAATAGCTTTTGATAACCAGCCATCACTTGATTAGCTAGTCCGCCTACATTAAGACGTCCTTGAGCCTGAGCGCCAAAGTTAGGTGTAATACCTGTTGCTTTGTTAATTAAGTTTCCGGTACCAGCAAGGGCTTTGTTTCCTAATTTATTTAGAAAACCCATAGGTTGAGCTTCGTTAATATTTCCTGATTCGTTTACAAGTTCATTAATTTGCATTTTATAGTCTCCAACGATATATATTTATATAGATAAATGAGCTAACGCTCATTTGCTTCTGCGCTTCGCTTGAAGCTTTTTTAGATCAGCGAAGCTGTTAAACTATTATCTAGATACTATGGTCACACTTAGCCCAGGCCGGGCTAAGAAAAAACTTGGCATTATCTGAGTACGCAAGTCACTTCGCTTGGTAGCATTACCGAGGCGGTCATCCTGTACCCCTAGCTACGTCTTAATATGACGGCAATCATTATACAAAAGCGAACTTATATAATGATCCGGGGCTTCACTGTCCCCTCTTTTTAGCTCTTTTTCACTCCGTTCAAACAACTAAACCGCGGCATTAGCGATCGACGTCCTGTTAAGGATGGTAGTTGAGTACTCCGTACAGCGCAGAGAATTCCGTCCCTCTTATTATCGAGTTGGCGTGGGCACACGATGTTAGCCTGTGCGAGCTTAAACTGTAAAACGAGCCTTAGGGGTTTTTCTTTAGTATGTGAGAGCCATGTACACGGACTTGTATGTGTCCGTTATAATAATCTGCTGATTCAAGTACTTTGCGGTCGAATTGTTCGCGGGCCTCAATGTAGGAGCATTCTGATTTTGATTTACAATAATATAGTATTTCGCGGGTAAAATTTTCTTTGCCTAGTGTTTCTACGTCTTTGTTTAATTCTATGTTGGAGCCGTAATAGTCTTGCCAGTCCGAATCAATTTTGCTTCGGATCTTTTTCTTCTTTTTGTTGCCATTCTTTAACTTTACGGTTTTGTAAGTGGTCTTACTGAACTTGGCAAGTTTCTTACCAATATACTTTCTGCCTGAAATGTTGTTTGTGATACAGTAAACAAATCCAACACAGTCAGGCAGTTCAGTAACTATGGCACCTTGATGGTACCATGACATTAAGCCGCCTTAGATTCCTTTCGAGCGTTTTTAGTCGCTGTAATTTCGTTGCGGCGAGCTTTGATTAGTTTACCTAATTCTGCTAGTGCCTTGCGAGCACGAGTTCCAGCCGCATTGTTGCCGCCTTCAAATTTCGAATCTTCTAATTCCCATGCTGTTACCGCGTCTTTGATTGTTTGAATTGTTGCGCTCATTAAGAGTCTCCCTGTTTTTGTTTCTTTATTTCTTGTTTGCGTTTTGTCTCTGCGACTTGTATCTGCTTGGCTACTTCCCGCATCTCGGTTAGTTTTCCTCGCATCATACTTAATGCTTTTCTCAAAGCAATAGTTCGTTCTTGAGACATTCGAAAATCCCATGCAGTTTTGATATTATGGTAACTGATAATCAGATCCATCAATTCTTCATGAAGTTCTTCGTACTTGTTTATCATTGTGATTCAACGAAGTCGACATCATTTGAGTAACTGGTAAAACCGTTCTCTTTAATCACATGAAGCACATTGTTTACACGACCGACTAGTTCGTCTTTGTGACTAATCAAGTAAATGTTCTTGTTGCGCTCACGTGCCATCTTCTTAAGAACAGCAATTCCTGCTTCAACTCCTGCCGCATCCATACCTGCATCGATAAGTTCGTCGATGAATAGGAGGTTAACGTGCTGGTATAAGTTTTCCCATACGTCACGGAACGCCCAGCTTAACGATAAAATCAAGCGATTGCGCTCACCGCGACTCAAGTTGTCAAAATCTAGTTCTTGTCCTAATTGAGTAATCTGTACAGTAAGGTCATTTTGGAAAACAACAGTATGCGGCAGACCAATCTTATCGATGTAATAGCTCAACCGCTTGTTCAAGTAGGTTAAGTTTTGATCAATAATCTTTTTACGGATAAAACTATCTTTATTAGTCAACAACTTGTATAAGAATTCTTGATGATCTTTAACTCGAGTGAGCTGATTAATCTTGTCCCAAGTTATTTCTTGGATAGCAGTTTTCTTTAATTCTTCGATTTGTTCTTCGTAAGGATTAAATTCTGTAGCCTTTAATTCTAAATTGCGTTCTAGACTATTGACGTTATTTCTATGACCTAGTGCTTCGGACTCATTTTCATAAAATGTAGCTGGCGGACGTTCTAGTTCACCGATAGCTTCGATTTCTTTTCTAACTTTGTTCCAGTCATTTAAAACTTTTGTAGCGTATTGTTGCGCATCCTCTAGACTAGACTGGGCAGTGACGGTCATTTCTCCGTGCTTATGATCATGCAATTCTTGCTCACAGGCATGACAGCGTTTGTTTGATAAACTTTCTAATTCTTTAAGATACTTGTCTACAGTCTTCTGCGCCTGCGTACTAGCAGTTTCTAATGTAGCACGTTGTTTATTAAGTTCTTTGAGTTTATTATTATTTTCAACCCATGTTTTTAATGCAGAATGCTTGGCTAGTTCTGCTTCAATATCTACGCTGTCTAATTCTGTAAGAGCTTTAGCTAGTGTTTCTACATCTTCTTGTTGCTTCTTATCCCAAGCAGAACTCTTAAGTTCTAGGCTATTGATGCTCTTTTGAACGTTTTCGTTTGCTCCCTTGACCGCTTCGATGCGTGAATTTTCGGCTAACAGCGCATCTTTTGTATCCTTCATTTGCAATTTAAGCATTTCTGCCTTCTCTGAAAGCAGAGTTATGCCTAGTAGTTGCTCAATGATTTCACGTTGATCCGACGCTTTAAGACTCAAAAAAGGCTCAGTATAAGTGTTCAAGGCTACCAAATGCTTGAACATCATGTGGCTCATACCTAGCAATTGATCAATGAATTTCTGCGTTTCTCTGCTGTCGCCCTGTGCATCATCTTCAGCTGTTTCGTCTGTTTTTTGTTCTTGATTATTGATATAAAGTTTAAGAACATTAGGTTTGCGGCCCCGCTCAATGCGGTAACCAATGCCGTCTTTTTCAAACTCAACAGTAACCAACATGGCTTTACCGTTGGTCTTATTAATTAGATTTTCTTTACGGATGTTTGTAAGTGCTTGTCCGTATAGAGCATAGCTTAAGGCATTAACAATCGTTGTTTTACCTGTACCGTTCCTGCTACCGCTGTCATCACCGCCTAGGTCTAAGTTTTCGCCTAGCACTAGAGTCAAGTGCTCTTTGCTAAAATCTACTGCCTGAGTTTGGTTACCAACGCTAAGAAAGTTTTTTACAGTAATATCTTTAATGTTAAATGTCATAGGTTGTGATAAAGTTCCAGTAGTAGTTTTTGGTCAAAGGCATCTGAATCGATATTAACTAGTTGCTCTGTTACGATTTGATCAACAGATTCAAATTTAGCATCAGGATTGTCATCTATTACACCTTCGACATTATTCTTCTCTTGTATCAAACTCATTTCGCGAATATCATATTCGCCGATAAAAGTTTCTTTTAAGAAGTTTGCTTCTTCATAGCTAATATCGATGTCTAAATGTACTTTCAGATACATTTTAGATTTCATAACATCGTCTTTACGATCAATTAGTTCTGATAATTTTATAGTTCTAAACTTGGGACAATTTTGCCAGTCAGTGTACTGCGGTTCTCCGCCCCACTCTAAGGTCATCATGCCTCTCTTATCGTCCCACGTGTCTGCAAAGTTGTGCGGAAATGCGTTACCAATATAATGCACCTTGTCTCTAGATTGACGCTTGTGAAAGTGTCCGCTGAATACATGGTCTTGATGCTGGAAATGACTGGACTGTAGCTCGCCATGATCAGGCATCTGTACCATTGCATTCATATAGAACAAGGGCAGTTCAAAGTGGCCGAACATATATTTGCTCTTAGTCTGACTAATAGTTTTCCACTCGTCTCCGATTAACCAAGGAACTAGGGTAACATCATCAAGTGTTGTAACACGATCTACAACCGTGACACCTGGAATGTGCCGACCAAAGGCACTAGAATGAATGTCACGCTTGTCCTTGTAAAATAAGTCGTGATTACCTGGAAACCAAAAGAACTGATCAAACGCGGCTCCTAGCTTTTCTAAACAACGAATGCTAGTATCTAGCGTGATCAAGTTAATCGAATTTCTATTGTGATGCCAATCGCCTAGAAAAATTGCCGACTCGCACCCTTGCAGATGCGCTTGGCTAATAAACCAATCAACAAATTCTTCGCAATCTTTATTGTGTACCAGACTGTTAGACTTCAATCCAAAGTGGATATCGGTAAAACAGGCTACCTTTTTAAATAGACCCATTCAGTCCTCCTGTCTTTTATTATAACAGAAAAAACGCAGACAATCAAGCCTGCTCTTTTCCTTCTTCGGCTTCGGTTTCTTCTTCCACAGGATCGTCTTCGCTCTTTGGCATACGCATATTTTTATAAAGTTCTGCCTGACGAGCAATTTCTTCCGCAAACTCTTGACTGTTTTGACGAGTCATTGACGGGGTTAAACCATTTTGTTCTAACATGTCGTCTCGAATGTTTTGGTTTTTCTTTTCGATGTTTAGGATTCTGGTAAAGCTGTTTGTAACGGCCGCGGTATAATAGGCAAATGGATTCTCTGATTTAGACTCATCGAACTGTAGACCAATTTGACTCAGCTGTAGAATAGCCTGTCCTTTCATTTCGTCAATGTAGGTATAACCACGCCAGTTTGAGCGTTGTGCATAACGCTCGGACAACTTGATATACATCTTGCCCAAGTTTTCAGTAATGCGTCCGTGATCCTTGCTGAACTTACCTGTTTTAATTCCGCCCTTCCAGTGACTTTTGCCCACACATTCTAACTCGTCTTCTTCGTTAAACTTCCAATGTTGGAATGGAGGAAAGTTTACTTTTTCGTGACTATCTGCTGTGGTCTTGGTAGTCTTTTTACGTCCCGGTGCTAGGGGAATGTGTTCAAATGTCATTATGCGAATGATAACATCTGTCTTTGCTATAGTTTTATAGTCCGGTGTTACCTCTGCTAATTTTATTTTTTTGTCGCCGGCTATTTTTGCCGCATTGAAAGTTTCGATACCTATTCTTTTTGCACGGTTTCTTTTTGCTTCAGCAACAGTCCTGACATTAATCTTATCTAAACTAGTTAAAATTAAATCATAATGGCTGTATTCTTGCTTGGCAAAACTGCTAAAGGAATTTTTACTTTTATGTATTTCCGCCAATAAATCGCGGTTGTTTAGGTATTTGACTTTTCTTGTTGTTATTATGGTTGGTATTGTCATTGTTATAGAATCTCCCATTAATATTATAACAGAAAGTACAAAGAAGTCAAGA